GGACGGTTGCACCGCCGCCAGTGTTCAAGCCCTCGGTTTGGGCTTTCTTCACAATCTCGTTATCCGCACGGGCCTGAGCGTACTCAAAGTTCCCCATGATGCACTTACGGGCAAACGCACCGAACATCTCGGCTTCGTCCGCATCGTTGAACACGGCGCGACCGGCTGAAACGAGACGGCTGTAGGACTTGCGGGCAGAGTTGCCGATGGTGAATCGGGCAGGCTTACCACCTTCATCCTCGTCGGAAACGATGCTGGCGTTTGGGTTGCGGCCCTTGCTGACCACGGACTCCTCAACCGGCTTGACGGTCGAAACGGTGATGGTCTGCGTCTTGGCCCACGCGGTATCAAACGTGTCGCCGGAAAGGGTTTCGCCCCCAACGTTGAACACGCTACCCGCGTCGATTTCTGACTGAATGTGTGACTTAACGGCTACGGGGTCCTTGATGTCCCCCGCAAAGCCTGACTGCTTAGCAGCCGCGATAACCGACTTACGATCCAATGCCATGACTGTAACTCCTGAGAGTTGCGGTCTAGGGCATTCGTGCGGACATCCCGGCGATGCTGTTAGACTGTTTTGTAAACCCTATAGCGGCCTTTTCGACCGCCATAGGGGAGCGACTGAGGAACACGGAGACCAAAGGACTTGAATCAACTGATAAAGTATACCCTGCCCCGTGGCACTGAGAATAGGTCGTAGACGTTTTCTTTCGCGTCGATGGACTTGAATACGGCCTTGACCCGTTCCAGCCGATCCTTCGCGGCTTGTGACTTCATCGCCACTTGCACACATGAGGGGTTGACCGGCCACGCCGTAAACGACAGTTCGACCGCTTTGGACTTGCGGGTAATGCGGGTTGCACCTTGGTACATTGCCGCTTCTGTGGGGGTAGGCTTGCCGCTATCGAGCCGGTGTACGCTGATCGACTGGCACAACATGCCTTCAACCGCGAGGGCCTTGATTGCCTTGGTTTCTTGCGTATCCGCGTCGAGGATTTGGTTGTGTGATTCCCAGCCCCGCCCCTTGCGAATGATGTTGCGGAGTTTCGCCACGGTGTTTGGCAGGGCGTAGGTGTGATCCACGTACACGGTCTTGCGGGCGAGAAGGTAGGACATATCAATCCCATCGGGCATGATAACTTCCCGCTCCTCATCCACGGTATCGTCGGTAGCCACGCACCAAACCTCCATCGGCTTGTTGGCGTACTCCTTGATCGTGCTAGGACCTTGGGTCACGGTCAAGGCTAGATCGGGGTTGTCGATGCCCATCACCCGCTTGCGGACCACGCTTAAAACTTCTGTTTTCATGTCATTGCCCCCACGTTGACCGGCACAATGTCCGCCGGTGCTGCTTCCACCGCCGCCAGAATCATGCACCCACAGTTTGGGTGTACTGGCGGCTTTACCCGTCCGCCCGTGATCGGGTCAAACGCCCCTTCGTTGGGGTCAAACTCCGCATTTCTTGGATCGTTGGCGATTCCCACGCATTGCGGGCAGTTGTCTAGAGTCGGATCCAAGTACCACGTTGCAAACAAGCCCGCCTCCTTGATCCGCTCCGCCGCCCCACCGTTGAACGCAAGGGCCGTTTCGGTTACAGCCAGCCTACGGGCCTGATACGGCACTAGGTCCGGCACTTGCAGGAATAGCGACCGCTGCAACTGTTCGGGGGTCTGACCCGCCTCCAACGCCGCCGCGATGTTGGCCCGCACATCGGCAACGATAGTATCGGGGACGGTCTTAGCGAGTTCCAACGCCCGCTTTTCAGCGTACTCAACCGCCCACGTATTGGGCAGGTCGTAGACCACGCTCGGCTCCCCGATGGTCACTTGCCCGCCGGGAATCGTGATGCCTTGGGCCTGTGCAAACGCTTGAATGAATCCCGGTTGATTCGCCACGTTCAACGCACCACCACGGGCCGCCTGACCGCCCACGTACTGGATGATCTCTTTGAGTTCGTCAATCATCGCGGGCGTAACGGTCAGACTTGCGGGGTCGGTGCCGATCAGCACGCGATAGACGCGAACGTACCACGCCTTGACTTCCTCGTACATCCGGCGTGCGAATGACATCATCACGGCGGGGAGTTCATCGGGGCCAAGCCAGTTGTTCAACGCCTTGACCGCTAGTTCGGGTGTAGTTGTGCCACATCCACCGCAAGCACAAAGACCGGCTTTGTGTGCGACAGTGCCAGCATCACCCACTCTTTGGGGGTCAGGTTGCGATACGGCGGGGGTAGACTTTGAACCCGAATCAGGTTCTTCGCGTCTACCCTCGTCTGAATCGGCAGACTCGCTTTCCACTGTTTCCGATTCATCGTCCTCCTCATCGTCAACGTCCGCCGCGGGAGTCACCGCGGCCGCGGTAGCCGCGGGCATAGCCATCACCCGCACGCCCTCTAGGTCCATGCCGCCGATACGCAAGACGTTTACGCGATCCTCCAACGGGTCGAGGCCAAGCAATCGCCGGTACTCGTTGGGCCGCACTACGCCCGCTTGTACGCCGCCTAGCAAACGCACGGCTTGCTCGGCTACGTCCTCTGGAACGGGATTGTCATACATAAACCACGCCTCACCGGGTGCAATGCCGAACCGGGGAAGAAGTTCCTCGGTGAGTTGCTCGGCTGCCGATCGAATCGTGGGGTGAATCGTGTACATCATGTACTGGCGGTTACCCACCGTTGCCGATGCAAGGTTGGCCGCGTTAAGGCGATACACGCTTTCAGGTACACCCGCCGCGTCATACGTCCGCTTTTCGGAGAGTTCCAAGCCCTGCACGTACTGCATTTCATGGGGTTTGGCTGTGCCGATGATGTCGGCATTCTTGACGATTAGGTACTCGCCGTGCTTTTGTACACCCGCCGCCTGCGCTCGCACCGATGCTCGGAACTGCCGCATCTGTTCGTCCGTGGTTTCCGGTCCCAACTTGAACACGCCGGACGGGTTGCCGCCGTTTCGCCAACGTGCAATCTCGGCCTGAATCGCCGCGTTTTCCGTGTCGCTAAACTGGGCCACCGATTCCAGCCACGAATACCCGCGTGTGGGGAGTTCGGGGTGTGGGTGCTGGCGAATGTAGATAACATCGGCGGGGTCAAACTCAACAATCGCCGACGTATTGCGACCGTAGCGAAACGCACCGATAAGCCTATCACCACCGATAACCGGCCACGTGAACTGAGGCCAGAGGGTGTACATTCGCGTCGGCGTGCCGTTGATTCGTTCGTCAATCCACGAATAAGACTCGCCGCACGCTTGCCTACAAAAGTATTGAAACCAAAGGTAGTCATGCCCGCTCATGTCGGGGTCAGGCTTGCGGAGTAGGTCAAGTATGGGGTGATCGGTTATCTCAACTACGTCGCCAGCATCTTCCGCGTAGCCGACGGACTTGCGGGTAGGCTTAACCTCATGCTGGCCACGGATGTAGTCTTGGTATGCCCGGCGCTCGCGGTCAGTTGTGCCGATGGTGCGTGATTTGAAACCGTGTGACTTTGCCGCCGTATCCGGCATGACTAGGCGTAGGGTTTGACCAACGCACGCCGTAGCGTTCAACGCACACGCCTGATACGCCGTGCCGGTCATTGCCCGCCGCATGAGGGCCAAGTTGCGAATCGAGCCGTTGAATGTCGTACGTGTTTGCTCGCGCTCGCCCACCAAAACGGTCGCGTTCAACCACCCTTGATCGGTGTACGTCGGTTCTACTACCGCTGGTTTCTTTGTGGTTGCACGCTTAGCCATTACACTTCACTCCATAGGGCATCCTCGATGAGTTCATCACCTTCGCCCCACCATGTAGCCTTTGCGTCGCTGGGTAACTTTAGGCCACCTGATAACGCCGCCGCACCCAAACTGTTGCCAACGTCGAAATATGCCGAGAGTGTTATCTTGTTCGACCAGTGACCCACGCAGCACGAATAGACGCGGCTTCCCGTCCGCTTGCACCGCTAGGCGTGCTGTTACGGCTTGCACCCCCACGCTGACTGCCTTCTTTGCCGCCACGGTTTCGATGCCTTGTTTGAGCAACTCCGCTCTATCGTCCGCGTCGTGGTCGGCTATGTTGACCGTGTAGCGTTCATCGCCGCTCAGGGCCTTGATAGCAGGTGCATGGTCGCTCACGGTCACCTTGGATTTGACGTACTCGCGGTACAAATACAACCTTCCGTCGGGGTCCACCGCCCACCACTGGCATACGAGGGGGTTAGTGAAACCGAAGTCGATGGTCCGCAACTTAGGCCACGCCTGCCAGCCTTCTGGCATCCGGTCGATAACGTGTACGGCGGGGTCGAAGTTGGGGTATACCAAGCCCTCGGAGGCCGCCCAATGGCCTTCCAG